GGTCAGCTTGCGCAGGGCCGCCTTAAACTCGTTTGCGGGCATAACAGTAACCATGCGCTTGATGTACTCGTCGCTCAGTTCAATCAGGTTGACAGGCGCGACCGCATCCTCCGGCTCCAGACCCATCTCTTTTTTAACGTCCATGTCCGTGATGAACAGCACACCGTGCTTGAGCATATTGTTGAAGCCGATGTCGTACATCATAACATCGAAGACATCCTTATCAACCTTCACAACTGCTCCCTTACGAGGCCACTGGAACCTACGGTTAATCTCGCGCAGATTCACTCCGACCGTCGCGCTCACCATACTTTTGATGCTAATCTTGTTGTCGCTCATAGCTAACTCTCCTTTTTATCCTGACGCCACTATTTCAGACGCCAAATATTTTTGAAAGAACGATAGGGGAGGTTACCCTCCCCTATCAAGTAGTTGCTTACTCAGCAAAACCCGTAGGGGTTGTAGCTGGTGTCGTCCAGACCCTCGTTCTGGTAGATACCCCAGTTGTAGTGGGTCAGGATAGCCGCGCCCATCTTCCGGTAGCAGTGAATCTCCATGGAGTTGTCGCGGTTGGTGAAGTCATGGATTTGGGTTGGGCCTTCCAGACCAACCTTCACGACCTTCTCCTTGCCGGTAGGCAGGACGTAGGCATACTGCGGGTTAATCCAAGTCGTGGTGTTAGACTCGTCAGTGTAGGACTGAGGAATCTCCACAACAGGAGTACCGCGGAACATCTTGATGTAACCAGTGCGGTGAATAGCATCGATGTCATCGGGATGGTACACACCCTGCGCCACGCCAGCAATAGGCGGAACGATGGCGTCGGGACCCATAGCGCCGATGAACTCAGGTGTTGCAAAGATAGCAGCATTGCCGCCGTAGGCGCGCACGGTGCTGACCAGTTTGAACATCTTGTCGCCGTCGAACACGTTCTCAATCACCAGGTTAGCAGCAGGACGACCCACAGCATCCTTAGCGGCAATCAGAGCGCGCTGAACCTCGCCAAACACTGCATCAGTCAGACCCTCGGTCAGAATGTCCATCAGGTCGGCCATGTTCTCGGAACCGTCGAGGAAGCGCTCGAAGTCGATGGTAGCAGCGCCGCCAACGGCCTTCGTGCTCAGCTCGAATGCCTCGGTATCCAGACGGAAGGTCTCGTACACACCGCTCAGACCCACCTGGGTCAGGAACTTCTTGGCGCGATTCTTACCAATGACGCCGCGCTTGAACATGATGCGGTCGCCCTGGGGAACGGTCACGACCTCAGCGAACAGACCCAGAGCATCCTTGACCTGATTGGGGACGATTTCGTCAGCGGTCTTGATGATGATATCATAGATATCATAGCGGTTCCGCATGAACTCATTGACGGAACCGGCGATGTCGTTCATGGCATCGCGCAGAGCAGCATCCACGCTCTCAACACTGAAAGTGGAAGGAGCAGTACGCTTAGCTGCGTGGAGAGCCAACTCTCTCATTTCAGCAAGAGTCATAATTCAATTACCTCCTTCGTTTTATTACAGCGCCTGGAACTGGATGGCGTATTGACCGTCAGGCATGGTGAACGGACGCCGGACAATCAGCTTCACGCCCTCGGTGGGCTTGGTAGCGGTGACCAGAATAGCACCATTCTCACTTTGGGTGCCGTAAATCAGGGCGGCGCCGTCTTCTGCGACACCAGCGATGGCCTCTTTCAGGGCATCGTCGTCGGCGTACTCAGAAGTATCGTAGCAGATGGTGTTGCTGGTGAACTTGTCGCCGCGGGACAAATAGCCAAGGCGAGGCAGGAACTCGTCCAGACCCAGCTTGAAGTTCTTCAGACCCTGGGCGCGCTCGTCATACAGGTGCTCGGCGCTGTAGTGCAGAGCGATGGGGAACTCCTCGCCGCTCACAGGGAACTTCACGATACGATGGATATTATCAACAGCAAGCAGCATACCGTTCTCAGCGGGCACAGACGCGAAATCAGTCTCGCTCAGTTTGCACTGGGCTTCGATGCGGCCATCCCGGCGGAAAGCGACGTTATTCAGCTCGACCTGACCATAGCCGTCGATAGTCAAACGTTGAATTGCCATTTTCTCATTCCTCCAGAAAAATTACTTTTGGTACTTCGCCAGAATGGCTTCAATACCACCCTGTGGGTTATCCTTGGGGATGCGCCCGGCAGGTGCCTGACCCTTCGTAAAGACGGAGGGGTTGGTCTTCTTCAGTTCATAGGCCAGTTCCTTATCGAGGTCTTCGACGCTGTAATCAGCGGCCTTCTCACGATAGCTGGTCAAGACTTCCTCACTCAGCATGGGAGCGTAAGAATCAATCACCGCGTTGCGCTCGGCGCTCTCGGTGGTCTCTTTGAAGGAAGCCAGCGCGGCGTTTTCCTCTTTCAAGGTATTCAGCGCGGTATTGGCCTCTTCCAGCTTCGTCTGAGCCTCAGTCACCAGGGTATTGGCCTTCTCGTAGTTGGCGTTCGCTTCGTCCCGCTCCGTAGTCAGAGTGGTAATCTGCGCATTCAGCTCGCCAATCTTCGTATCGTACTCGGTCTTAGCCTGGTCGGCTGCTTCTGCGGCCGCCTTATTGGCGTTGAAGACCTCGTCGATTTTTTCATAGTTGCCACCGTTCAGGTCCTGAATAGCAGACAGAGCCGCCATTTCAGTCTCGGTCACATCAACGATGAAGCACTTTTCCTTCTTGTTGATAGTAACGGTGTTGTTGGTGTCGTCCTTGGTGTAATACACCCGCTCAAAGCACCCTTCGCCGTAATTGCGAACCACAGCATACTCGTCGAACACATCGCAGATGGCATACTCGACGGACCAGCCGCCGGCCTCATTGTCGTTGGGGTTCAGCAATTCGAACAGCATATCAAACTTAGAGCTATCGCTCAGTTTGAAGTTCATAAACTTGGGCATTTCTGCTCCTCCTTGTCGACTATTTTGAGTTTCCAGATTGTACTTCTCAATCTTCTTAAGCATTTCCGCAATATCGGAATACAAGGTGAAGAACGCGGCGCCCTCAAAGCATGGCTCAACTTCTTCACCAAGTGCTTGCAAACCGATAAAACATCCTTCCGTAAACACGAAGTACCGTTGTCCATTTATCATCTGCCAAGAACCCTGAATGGATTTCTCGTAGATTTCCATGGATTGGGGCCTACCGACGATGTCTTCAGCTTCGCCATAAAGCGCGGTGAACAACAGAACATCCACACACGCGTAGGTACGGGTCACGCCATCATCGTCCAGATGTTCCTCCCAAGCAAAATTGGGATTTTCAGGAACCACACCATAAATGCGCCCTAAAGAGCGGCTTATTCCGTGGTCAGTGTAGTCCTCGCCATCATAGATTCCCTTGACGGGCGCGTAAGGAAGCGACGCAATCAGTTTCTCAGCGAACTCATCCGTAATATAAGTGCCGTTTCTATTAGCATACTTATAAAAAATGCGTACCCTTGCTTTAGAAAGAACTTCGTTGTACTTTTCCAAATTCCCATAAACGGTCACAGGAAACTCCGTAGAGAACTCGCACTTCACCTTTGGCATTAGGAGTCACCTTCCTGTGTTGTGGTTGTGGTAGTTTTGGTTACTGTCTGGTTGTCGATGGAGGTCTCGTTTTTGAGAGTTTTGTCGGATTTGTCTTCGTCCGCCAGCTTCGGGCGCCCCACCGGATTGCCTGTTCCGTTGGCGCCATTCTGTGTGTAGGCAGAAGACAGTGGCTTTAGCTTGTCGCTCAAATCTAACACCTCATTCTCCAAATCCTTAAGATTCGGCAAGTCCTTCTGCGACAATCCCATTGCGACAGCCGGCATCAGCCAGCTATAACCAGAGTTGGCGAGTTTGTAGGCCAGCTCAACGTAGTCCTTTTCGTTATGATAAGAGACAGGAAGAATTTGGTACTTGAAAGAGATATTGCCATTTGCATACACGTTGTTCACGGCATAACTGACGAAGTTGGAAAACTTGTTTGCGAGATACATCATCATCGCAATATCGTTTCGGATAGAAGTAGGAAGCGTAGAACTGCCTGTTGCCGCGAAGATTTCACTACTTGTGCCTGCCTGAGTATAAATATTTCTCATCATTCGCTCAAGGGTATTGTTCGAGGCATCGGACGCTGTCTTCGACACTATTGCATCGACATCAGCATATGTCGTCAGCACACTAACGTTTTTATTACCCTTCAACATACCTACTGTACCAGTGTGAATTTCCTCCGCTTCTTCCGGTTCGAATAGCAGACGACCATCGGTTAAGTGGGGTATTTTCTGAACGACAATCTTCCGAATTTCTTCAGCATCTCTCTCCTGTTCTGTTTCAACGGCTTTATCGTACTCGATAGTAGCAGGAATTACGTTGAGAAACAGCGGGCGCCCATCGAACAAACTGAAACAGACGCCAACCTCGCCGGGGATAATGACCCACTTACTGGTACGCTTACCCTTTTGCCAGCGGCGGTAAGCCCGCACGACGACAGGAGGATACAGACTGAGGACTTCCTCACGAACTTCTTCGTCGAAGATTGTGTTAAAGTACGTGATGTCGAACTCAATCACATCGTTGCCAGCAAAGTCCTTAAAGTTGGAACAACAATAACCCACAGGCAAGTCCATAAGGACGAATCCCTGTTTGTCATTTTGCAGCACAATCCCGAAATAACTGCCATCTGTGAGAGCGCGGAGCGCGCAATTTGTCAGCACAGAAGGAAGATTCATCTTCTCTACATAGTCTACTGCTTGGTAGTAGCGTTTGGAGATATGGGGAGTGGAGAGGCTCTTACCATATGACGGATTAGGAATGGTTACGCCAGCGTACTTAAGCAAAGTAGCGTAGTGAATGATGATTTGGCGATAATAGCCATCTTTAGCAAAGTAATTCCGAGAGAGTTTTTGTTGCTCTACCAGAGAACCAGAGTCAATAATGCGATTGATTTCTTCAGGCGTATAGTCTTTAACACGTGTCCTATATTGTCTACGAAAGCTGCTACTGTAAGCAGAATCATTAGTTGCAATCATGCGCGCCTGAGATTTTTGGAACTTTGCCAAATCCATCACGGGGAGGGGCTGGCGCGCATCGCTATTTGCTTGTGTCATTTTTACCTACCTCCTGTGAAGAATGTGAGACGACGGGTTTTGCCACCAAGCCCACGTCTGCGCTGGCGCTGAATATATGCTTCTTCAAGTTCCTTAATACGCCAAAGCCCGTAGGCGAAAGACATATACTTATCGTCAGGGAACCTGGTATTGATTTGCTCAAGCACAATATCAGTTGTCGAACCAGTCTTTTTCAGACGAAGGTTAGCCATTTCCTCAAACAGTTTAGTCGTCATTTCATGCGGCATCAGGCGCTTAACGCGCTTTTCAACCGACATTTGCTGTCCAACTTTTGTAGACAGCAAAGCGTTCTTTGCTTCCTGCTCCTTAATAAGAAAACGAACGGAGCCGGCGCTGAGCCGCTGGAAAGTGTTACCATGAATTTTCTGCTTAAGAGGGCCATTGGCCTTAATCCCATAAAGGATTTTAGGGGCATCACCTGGTTGGGTCTTCCGATATTCATCATCGTTCATAAACCCATAGGCGGGGTAGAAGTTTCCGAACTCGTCGGTTTGGGAGCGTATCATTTCATCACCAAGGCCAACACCAAGTCCGTTTGTGTCGATGATGACCTCGCGCGGATTGAAGGCGTTGATGATTTTCTTCAGGTCGATTGCCTGAATATCGAAAGGTTTACGCGCTGCTTCGCGCCCCAGCACGATAATATTTACTACCGTACATACAAAGCGCCCGGACGAGTGGATGTTCACGCGGAAGACAGTAACAACTGTCTGGTCATGAATCCGGCCCACGTCTACTGATAATAAGTAGAATTGCTCAACTCCTGGTCTGTAAATTGCGTGCGTTTCTGGATTTTTGATTTTGCGGTACTTTTGAAGACGGTCATAATTGAACCAAGAATCGTCGCTCGCGCCGGACCAGAGAGACATATACTCGCGCGCGAAGGAGCCTTCGTCATAGGAAGGAGACATCTTCAGGTCGTTGATGTAATCGCGCTCGATAAGTCCATGGAGAACTGGAACACGATAGTCACACCCCATGCAGAAGAAGGTGTCGGGACTGATGATGGATTTTTGGAAGATGTCCATCAGCAAGTCGTAGGCGAATGATGTTTTAACGCCAGCAGATGTCATAAAAATGCGCTGTTGGTTAGGTTCATGCGGGTTTACGGTGTTGTCAGGAAGACGACGAGACACGTTCATAAGGGGGAGAACGATTTCGTTAATTGGTTTTTCTTCGTGGTCACGAACTTCGTCTACCAGACCACCGTGTCGACGCCCACCACGTTGGCTGTCAATGGCGCCGACTACGTCGAATTGGGAGCCGTTACGGAATTTTAACGTCAAATATGTTGCGCGAGTTCGTTAAGCTCGCTCTCATGCTTTCACATGAAGTTCAGACTATATCTTCATCCAAGTCTTGGACGGTTTCTATTTCGAGGCACTTGCCCCTACTCCCGTTCGGGATAGTCGTTGAATTGAAAAGTTTATCTAAAATGGAATTAAGTTCAGAGAAACACAGATAAGATATAGAGACATAAGTTAAATTATGTTCTAAGGCCGTCTTCTTTTTGATTTCATCTTTTTCTTTCCGATAATTAAATTCATCTTGTGTTTTGTGAAAGAACTCATTGAATTGATAATGTTGGATACCATTAAATTCAATTACCATAGAAAAATCGGGAAGATAAAAATCGAAATAATGAAGGCCAATATTCCAATCTGTGAAATACTTTTGAGATTCAAAAGTAATATCGTGATTTTTCAAATATGAAGAAATCACTTTTTCTCCTTTAGAACTTTTATCACCACAATGGGGGCAATATCCAGATTGTAAAAACGCATTTGGTTTTACATTACGAATAAAGCCACATTTATTACAGCGTATTCTAATTGAAGTAGTAGAATCTATATAATCAGAGCATAAAGTGAACTGCTTACCAAATTTTTCTTCCATTTCGGTAATAAAAATATCAGTGTCTTTATTTTCTTTCATTCCTTCACAATAGGTACAATCATATTTATACCGAAGGAAGTTAGCTACTCGCGCCGTATTTACATGGTGGCATTTATTACAAACAAATTCCACCATATGATGTCTGATACCATTACTTTCTTCCATAAAGAATTTAATATTACTTGCTTTTTGTTCCAGTCTTTGTTTAATGATTTCCTCATTATGAATTGTATCTTTTCTTTTGTAATGACAACTTACACAAATGTGTTGGCGGCGCTTACGAAGCAGTTCTCCTGTATTAACCTCAATTCTTTTCCCGCAATCTAAACATCTAATAACTGTATTCCTTGAACTATCTTCACCATAGTGAAGAACGCTGTAATTTTCATCAGGGAATTTATCCCTAATACGTTGTGCCAATTTTTCTTGTTCCATTTTAATCCTCCTTTTCAACTGCTGGTTGCCCATTCGTAGAACTTAGGATTTAACCATATTCCATCCACCTTGTTTTTTCTACTTTCGTAACCGTTCTACTACTTTGAGGAAGTAGTAGTGTGGTCAAGGAGGCTTTAGGGGTTTCCAGCAATTAAGAAACTTTTTTTATCACCCTGTTGCCAGAGCGTATGTCAGTTAGTTTAACATAATCCTTTCCGAAGTTACCCGGCATATCCGTGATGTCGCCGCCAATTACTTCTTTCCGAATTAGCGGCCAGTGCTCGTAAATTTCGGCTATCTTCTCTTTTGCGATTTGAGCACTTTGATTCTTGTTGGGCGCGCAAATAAATCGCTTCGTACCCGGAATAAAAATACACTGAAGAATAAGCCCAAGAATAGTAATGAATGACTTAGAAAATGCACGCGGCGCCGTTACATAAATCCCCTTATACCGCATGACCGCGCGCAACGTAATCCTCTGAAAGAAGAAAAGTTCAAAGTTATCATCCGCCGGACGAATAAGGTCAAGATAAATGTCAGGATACGCCGTCCACTCCGACATAATCTGACCAATCTTATCCATATTCTCCGTAATGAACGCTTCATTCAGAACAATTCCCTTTTCTACCTCAATTCCCTCGCGGTAGCCACGTTGGAAGTTTTCATTACTAAAAATCGAGGTCACTTTTGATGGCAGTCGCGCCAACTGAGCCGTTTCAACCATTAATTGCCACCACCCGGATTGAACTCGGCTTCTTCATCTTCCTTAAACAAATCCGTAAATCCATCATTATCAAAATTATCAAGGTCGTAACTCTGGTCAGTACCATAATAGTTATCATCAGAAGCCATGGAGCCGGCGCCAACTGCGTCAGCCCTCCGTTCAAGTTCCTTAGCCGCCTGGAGAGCCTCAATACGGCGTGTAATATCCTCCCCAATGCCGCTTTCATTCACGTAAAGTCGCTGATTAAAGTTCTGGAAGTTCTTCATCGTTTCATCAACGATGTCGCGCGAGACACGGTCATAGAACTGATTGCGCCAACCGCGCTTTTCCATCCATTTCAACACTTCTCCAACGGTATCAAAGTCGTTAATGTTCTTCGCGTTCTTTGGATTAAACTCTGCAATCTTCACCAGCTTATCATACGACTGAAGCAACTTATCAAACTCTGTCCCTTCCTCAATCCTCTTATCAATCTCATACGAAATCTTGCACAGCTTAATCGCTTGGTCCATCTGGAGAGCGCCATTAACATTCTGCGTAGTCATCAACCCATTGTAAAGCCCATCAAGGTAATCCAATGCATCATCATCGTAGTTGGCGCCCCAGCGTTCGCGCTGCTCTTTCCGCTTCGCTTCCCCAATCTCTGGTAATTCCCTCTCAATGGCGCCCGCTGGGCGCAAACTTTTGAATTCCTCAAAGTAATCCCCCCAAGAGAGGGAATCAAATTCAGACCCCATAAAAATTTCCGCATAGCGATGAAAGCATCCAGCCGGGTTAGCATCATAAAGTGATTGCCATTGAGCAGGCACAAACGGAACATCCACCATTTGGCACAACTTATTCACATAAGCCCAATTCCCTTCACTTTCATTAACAAGCCTGTCAATGCAAGTGTCACAGATGGGGATGGCGCCCTCTGGATAGAGAAAAGATTTTGTCGGCGCGAAGGCATCAGGACCAAAATTTCCACCACAAACAGTGCAGCACTTAATGTGGAACTTCTTCTGTTTGTTAATTTTTGGAACTAACGCCATAATTTACCCTCCCGCTTTCTTCATTAAAGCCAGAAGGCGCCGGCGCTGTACACGTCCCAGACCAAGATAAGTCTTCGCCATATCGCGGACGACGTCATTGCCATCGCGCAGAATACGTTTTCCGCCTTCCTCTTCCTGGTAGTCTGTCACAACGCCCATAATCCGGGCAACGCCGCAAATCTGCGCGCCGTCCAACTTTGCCAACGCAGTAATAAACTTCGTCAACTGCTCTTCAAAGCTCTTATCCTTCAAAGAAATCATACTTAGTTTCCTCCTTTCTTCGGTTTCTTCCGCGCCAGACTGTCACATCTCTTGCAACGATTCGAAAACCCATCGCGCGAGCGAGTCCGGTGCATGAAGTTGTCTTCCGTTCTAAGTAAAACTTTTCCACAAGTGTTACAAGTTTTGAAGTCCTCTGGGAAGAACAAAGAGCCAACTTGTTCGTAGTGGGCGCGAGCCGCTTCGGCAACTTTGGGGATGATGCGCTGGCGGAACACGGTGGAAATGTAGTTTGGAGTGTAGGCGCGGCCGTAGTGCTTGTTGAGGTAGTCCGCAATTTCGGGGTTGGTGCGGCGCTGGAGTTTGAAAGAGATGAGGTCGGTCTGGATTTGGTCGAGTTCGGTAAAACGGAGGTAGTAGAGCATGGTGTCATAGAGAAGTTGGAACGGGTTGGCGCCGGCTTCGTCGGGAGTTAGGGAGTTAATGTCGTCTTGGAAGTCGGAGAATTTTGAGAGCAGGGCCGCTACGTGGGCGGGGTTACGAAAGTCGATTACGAACTGGGAGTGGGGGTCAGCCCAGAGAGAGTTATTGCTTTCGTAGGAGAGTCCTTCGTATGGTTTAAGGGCGCGCCGGGTAGACCAGTAGAGGTCATTAAGGCGGATGAGGTCGTCCTCGGAGTAGGTGTGAGGGTTGAGTTGGTCTTTTTCCTTAAAGAAAAGAGAGTTTTTCTCGGTCTTAAGGCCGAGGGGAAGAACGGTTACGTCACTTCCAAAGGAGAAGGCCGGTTCGGGTTCGATGGGGGCCGGCGTCGTGTTCGGGAGAAGGGACGTAGTAAACGAGTCTCGAATGGTGTATTGTTCGCGCCGGAGTTCCCCCAAAAGGTGACGGTTTTTGAGATAGTGATACATCGACCAG